CTTAAAATTAATATGTGGGGCCGAAGCCCCACACTAATTATTTATTACGTATCGCTAAATGGTGTAACAATAGTTCCTGATCCTAAAATCAAAGTATTGTGCACCAAGTATTGAGCAGTTTCTAACGCCGTAACTTGAATTACAGATCCAACTATCCCACCTGTTGTAGTACCATTCATAGAAAGTACATCATTAGATGCGCCAGGGAAGAAAGCTTTTTTAGCTCCATCATCCACTGCAATCATAGCTGCACCCGTAAACTTATCAGTTCCGTCAGTTACGATTTGAACATCAGTTGCAGTTGTGTCTACATAAAAAGTAAAACTTGCACCAATGTTATTTAGATTATTGTAATCTGTATCACCTGCAGTTGCTCCATTAGCATTTGCATTGATTGATGGTAAAGTAAAGATACCATCTGCGTCTTGTGTTAATAAGATTCTTCCTGCGTGAGCATTTACAGTTAATGAAGTATTAGCTGTTAGTGCCACAGTTGAACCTGGTCCAGTACCTATAAAGCCATTTTTAGAAATGACCGGTCCTGAAAACGTAGTATTTGCCATAGTATTATTCTCCTAGTTTCCGTCTACATAGTCTCTAGGCCGTCGACTGTACGCGTCTATGTAAACTAATTAAATTATACAGTGAGTTTTTTATACACTAGTTTTTAGTAGAGTGCAAGAGAGCCTGTAGTGTGGAGTGAATTTTTCCAACGATGTAGCTTTTTGTTTAAGTAGCTACGGAAACTTGCGGAGCAGAGTCTTCAACTTTATTACGCATGTGTTCTCTTTGCGCCTCTGCCATCTTAATATGACTTAAAACATCTCTAACTTTTCGATCTATTTTAACCATATCGAGAGTATATCTACCCTCTTTAAGATGCTCTTGCTCCCACTGTAAGTCCAGACCCCTCTTTTGCTTGTAAAGGTCGTTTAAGTGTTGCATCATTTTTTCCATCGATAACTTCCTCATAAGTTATTCTGTTTATCTTGTTATCATAAGATATTCCAAGATATTCCCAAACTATACTTTTTTCTCCCAACTTGTCAAGTATAGCTTGTTCTAGTGAGGCTGGGTTATCATTAGCCAAAACATTAAACTTAGCGTGATGATCATACGCCCAGATATTTACTAGAAATTTTACCATTATTCTTTCTATTAGTTAATTGTGGCGAGACTATGTCCCGCCACAAAAAATTACGATTAACTTGCTCCTGAAGATCCGAAGATACCTCTATAGTCAGATACACCGAATCTGTATCTTTCTCTAGCTTTGTATCTTACGTTTCCAGTATCAAAGTCACCTTCCATTGCTGTTCTAATAGGTGTTCTTTCAAAATACTTCATTCCGTTAGGAACATCAGTAATGAAGAAGTACGCATTAGGATCAGTTAAGAAATTGTTCACTCTGTAACCTTGAGGAACCATTCCCATAGAAACGATTGCATTGATATCATTGTCAGCAGTGCCAGTTCTACCTTGAGACTTCATAAGTCTTTCAGCTTGGAATTGAAGCTCAGAAGGAACGATCATTTTCATTCCTCTAGCAGCAATTTTTAGACCTCTTTCGTCAGTCATTGCAGCGATGTCAATTAAAGACTGCTCCAATGAAGTTTCGTTAAGGTCTGCCTGTGTAGCCAAAGTATTTGACACAGTTCCAGCGATCGTTGGGTGAGAAGTTGCAAACAAGTTGCTTCCATCTCCAGAAGTGAAACCACCTCCGAAACCATTGATCAAAGGATTAACCGCTTTGATTTGTTTAGTGTTCGCCATAGATCTAGCTAACGCTTTTGTATATCTAGACGCAAGTCTATCATACAGGTTGTCCTCAATCGCTTCTTCAGTGATTGCGAACGCTAGCGCAACAGTTTCCATAGTGTATCTAGCTGTGTAAGTCTCTTGAGCATTGTCAAAAGTTACGCCAGAACCTTCAGGTTTAACTGCAGCATTAGCAAAACCAGATAACATAACTTCTTCTTCAAACGCTCTGTCTGAAGTTTCAGTTGTGTAGATCTCAGCATGCTGATTCTCATAACGTTTATATTCCAGTCCGAATAGTGCATTCAGGCCTGGTTCTAGTTCTTTAACTAGTTGTCCTCGTGATATAGCCATGTTTTTTCTCCTATTCTAACTATTATATTCCTGCCGTAGCAGAGTTGTAGATGTGTTCGTTAATCATCACAACCCAATTCAAATAACCAGCGCCAACTGTACTGTTGTCGATGTTAGTTGATGGACCTATGATTTTTAACTGACCACTTACTGTTGATAGCGTATTGTCATCTAACATTGAGTTAGAAACAAAGTTCGCTGCAACACCAGCTGAAACAACGATATCCGCATTCATGAATACATCAGTCTGCGCTGAAGCAGTTGATATATCAGTTTGGATTTCGAATCTTTCATATGGGTCGTCACTTACGAATGCTACTATATCAGATGCTGCAACTTGAGCATAGTGATTAGCAAACGTAGGTTTACTTGTATTTGGGTCTGTGTAGAAAACACCATTAAGTGATCCAAGTAATCTGTCTCCAGCTGCAGCTTGTTCGATAGTTCCGCCAGCTACTGGTTTTACAGCATCTTGAAAATAAATAGTAGTCGCATAGTTACTTGCGATACTATATTCACTTAAACCTTGGTTGTCTCTATTTTGACCAACTTTTCCGATCGCTCTTAGACCGAAAGGTTCGTTTTTATTTGCCATAGAGGCCTCCTTATAAATGTACCTGCCCTTGCGGGCCTCCAGTACGGGTTAAATGAACTTTAATGGTTAGGAAATTGTTTAAGATTTCTTTGAGCCACCAAAAGTTACACGAGTCTGTCTATCAATATCGATAGGCATACTTGGGTGCTCTTCCTTCATCAGATCATTATCCAGAGCTTTTTCTTTTTCATTATGCTGTGCTGCATAATATTCTTGTCTCTGTTTAATTATCTCTTCAGGTATCCTAGCGAGCAGTAGGCCGCCAACTCCGATCACTCCTGAGTATTTCCCGTCTTCAATAACTGGAAATTGTGAATCTGGGTATTCATCGGCACGAACTAATTCGTATCCTTCTCTTAACGAGGCAGATACATTTTTCGTATCTTGAAATCCCATTGACTCAGCTCTAATCCATCTATGTTTAAAACCTGATGGAGCAGGTGGTGAATCTAAAGGTGATGGTGGAGTCCAAACTTTTTTATGAGCTGTTTTTTCTCTTGTTTGACTCGCACGTGAGGTCTTCTTATCTATTGTATTTTCCATATGCTTATCCCTCCTTCGTGATATTTAATTGTTTCGCATACTCTTCGAGTGGCACACCGAGTTTTTTGGCGATTGTAACCTGTGATGGTGTGAGCCTCACAGTTTTGCGACCAGATTTGGTACTTCGCTTCGCCGAAGCTACTTGTTGTACCGGAGCAGGTCGTGTTTCTTCTCCCGTTGTATTTGTTTTACCAAATTTGTGCGGAAATTCAAGTCTTATTCTTTTGTCTATTTCAGAATAATACTCATCGCTTTGTGGATCAAAACCTTCTATTTCAGTTAGTTTTTTATGAAGATCAAAAGCTGTGTAAGTCATAGCTGAATCTTGACCAAACCATGTGTTTCTTTCACTCCATGCTTCAGCTTTAGGATCAGGTGTTCCTTGTGCCGCTTGTTGTCTTCTTAAATTAACTTCAGGTTTTTTCTCTTCTTTTTGTTTTTCATAAGCTTCTTGAGCTGCTTTTGTTTCAGTCAATTTAGCTTTTTTATATCCTAACTCAGATATGGCTGCCATTGCATCTGCTTCAGCTCCTAGATCTTGTGCTTCTCTAGCTGCTGCAAGTTTTGCCTTAGCTGCTTCAATACCTGATTCGATACTTTGTTCAGTAACAGAAAGAAAGTTAGGCTCTATTTTTTTAAGTTTATCTTCTGCTTCTTTTTTGTCTTTGATGACACGTTCAGCATAAGTTAAAGCTTCGTCTTTTTGACGTTCAGCTTCTCTCCACTTTTTAGTTAGCTTTGCTATTCTTTTTTGTACACTATCACTATACTGTTCTAATTCTTCTGTGTTTTCTTTCTTGTCATCTAATTTGATTTCTCTTTCATTTTCGTGAGTCTTATC